AAAACTTTATTTCTCCGGTGTCATCTATTCTTTCAGGATATTTTTCATAAATTTTACCAAAAACACTTCTGTTTATTCTCATAAACCCGGTAGGAACGAAATCGCATTCTACCAACCCTTTTTCATAATCGGTTACCGGGAATTTATTTTCATCGATTTTTATTTTTACCGGGAACCCATCTGTAGTTTCGGATCTGTATGGATATGCGCCACCGACCACGCCAACATCGTTTCTCATGAGTTTTAGCATCGCATCGCTATCAAATGATAAATCGGTATCAACAAAAATCAGGTCGGTATAGTTAGTCTTAAGAAACGCATGTACAATATGGTTTCTTGCCTGATCAATATATGGGTCACCGAGCTGAAATAATAAGTTTGTTTCATGCCCTGCTTTCTCAAGCTCTCTAATGTTCATGAATATGGATGCCATACATATAGCATGAACTTTCGAATCGTATGCCGGGATACCAATACAGATTTTACTCATTTTTTTATAGCCACCAATCCGAAGCAAAAGGTTTCGTTTTCATCGACCTGCATATATATGCACTTAAAATTACCTTTATAAATATACCTGTAATCGGTTCTCATAGTTGTTCCGCAATCCTTGTATGCGTCCTGATCAAGAAAAGAAAGCGTTCCATCAGTTATTACCCTGGTATGCCCTGGGTCACCAAGCGCCCACATACTATTCCACCATGGAACCGTAGCAAAAAATAATCCTTCGTGCTTTAATATTCTCCAAAAATCATTAAATTGTCTGAAAAAGAAGGTACTATCGCCCTGTATTCCGCAATGTTCAAGCACGTTGTACGCATGTATTTCATCGGCGCTGTCATCAGAAAAAGGGAGCGGGATATTGTTAATATCCCACTCCACATCTGGTTTTGTATCCTTGTTTATGTCCACAGTACAAAGGTCTTTCCATACTTTCCTTCCGGAATTCATACGACGAGACTTATCGTGTCCACATCCAAGGAGAATATCCATTAAGCACAAAGTCCAAGGTTTTTAAGTAACGTCTGAATTTGTGTTACCGCAACAGATACACTTGATGCCACCGTAGATGACGTTGTAGTAAGCTCCGTTACCGTTTGCTGTACAACCGGAGTTGCCCCGAAGAAACCCACTTTGCTTGTTGCAGAACTTCCTATATATACCCCGTCAGGAGCATCATATCCAAGATTCTGCATCGTTGTTATTGTCTCCAACATAATTTATTCCTTTCGTTCAAGTTAATTTTGTCATTCAGTTATTAGGTCAAAGGTCCCCATACCCTGCAAGCCGCATCCGGATAAAGCTCTTTCCAGCCATACAGCAAATCAATTCTGCACGGGATCTGGTCGGACTCAATTGAATACTGCCGGACAATCCGAAGCGAAATTCCTTCGTAATTCTCCCTTGCAGCGAAATGAACACCCTGCGGCATCTCCAGATCACAGGTAACAAGGGAGAAGGCATCCTGCCAGTACACAAGGTTTTGAGGATACGAGTATGAACCAACACCGACGAAGGTAATTGTCTTACCGCTTGTAGGATACGAATCAACGTTTTTATTTGCACCTGAAGCATACGGAGCAGGCCAAATAGGAAGTGCAGCAGCAGTCGTCCCGGTTGCGGCATAATCAGCGGTCACAACGAACTGACGAAGCGATCCGGTTGATTTTCCACTCTGAGGATTAACTGCGTAGCAGTCCGCCACGGTAAAAACGTCACCTTTTGTGAAAGTGCAACCAGAATTAGTGTCGAGATCAAACGTTGTTGCCCCTGCGGTTGCTGTAGTTCCCATAGTGGAACCACCAGTTGTTCTGGTACCGCATGTATGCGAATTCACGTTCTGATCCATCTTGAACGTCAGGCCAAGCGCATCACCCATAGCACCCTTTTCGAACTGTCTGCTGATAGTTCCAGCAGGATTCAACAGGGTAGTAAGGCCATTTACTGTAGCAGCCTGAGCAATTGGATTAATAACAGCATAACGACGTCCCGACTGAGGAGTAGCAAGTTCGTTGAGCTTGGCATTTGCGTACAAATAAGGTTTTGCGTTTGCCGGGGGTGCCACACTTGCAGTATCACCAACGGAATTAGCAACTGTCTGATACGCAAGGGTAAGGCCGTCGTAATCAACCTTGTTCGCCAAGGTTTCAACTGCCCGGTTCACATACCTTTCCATGAAGTCATCAATTGTCAACGTTAAATCAGCCGTAGGGAACGTGAAACCAACATGCTTTCTCGTTGATACGGTAAAAGTTGTTGAACTTTCGGTAATGTCCTGCACCTGAAGTGCTGTACCATCAGAAACGGTAAACCTGTTCGGCTTCCGTATCGTGAGGGTAGGACCGATTTTACCGGAAAGAGAAGCGCCAGTATTCGCGAACTGCGAATCATACTGACGGTTTGCACCCTTGGCAAACACAAGATTATTCACGAAAGCCAGTAAAGCCTTTCGTGTTATGATAGTAGGACTCAATACTGTAGTAGACATGCTTTAACCTCTTTTCTTTTTCTGTTGTTCCGCGTCCCACGCAGCAAATTCTTTCATGGTCATTTTTTCGGGATCGCGTTCTACTGAAGCCCTTCCACCTCCCGGTTTCCTTGGTTCTGGAACATAGGGAACCTTTGGCGGCGGATTTTGTTTCGATAATAATTTACTTTCAATCGCTCCAATCATTTTGGCCGCTCTTATAGGATTAGTTTTGCAAACCTCTCCTATTTTTTCGTACTCTTCAGGGTTTGACGCAAGATAATACCTGAGTTCCGCATTAATATCGGAATCAACAACAGCATCAACCGCAGCACCTTGAAGCGCAACCTGTGGAGCATCCTCAATCACATCGTAGAAGTCGTGATGGCTCTTGATAAACTCCCTGTCTGCGCTTCCGCTTTTTGCCTGTACTGTAACAGATTCTGCCTCTCTCTTTGCTATTTTCGGTATCTCTACCGCGAGAGCTTCATTATAATCTGTCAGCGCGTCAAGGTACTCTTCGACCGTTTCGAATTGATCACGTTTTGGCCTTCCTCCTTCTTGAGGTGCAGGGAGAGTTGCTCTGGTACGAACTTCTTGTTCATAAAAATCCGCCTTTGCCTTGTACTCTGCACGCTCTTTAAGTAACTTTTCCCAACGTCTCTGATCATGACGTTTCTTCTCCTGTTCTTTTCTCTTGTTCTCTGTATCGGTAGATGGTTCACCACCTTCGCCTTCACCAAGGTTGTCATCGTTATTGTCCGATGCCGGTGTCTCGACTGCAGAATCACCCTGAGAAGTTCCAGGATCAGTTACTTCGGGTTCAGTTTGTTGCTGTTCAATTGTCATTGCGTACCCCTTGTCTCTTCCGCTGCATTCCGTGCAGGTGCGGTGCCTGTTTTTTGTAACATGGTCTCTATCTGCTCAAGCCGCGCAGATAGGGTATTTATTAGCTCGGCAGTTGCCGTGTTATTTTCGTAAGCCCTTTTACTCGCATCCATTCCAACGGCATGCGAATTCGTCAACAACGTTTTTTCTATTTGCGTTTCGTTGTTCATTTGTGTTTTAAGTATATCAGCCTCGATCTGTGCCGTTTTATTCTTTGCCTCGAATTCAAGCCGCTCAATCTCACTACCCATTTTCTCAACAAGCTGGTTAAGTGTCTGAATCATGCTCTTATACTGTTCTTCCATCACCTGAACCTGTTGCGCCGGTATATCCTTCTTGTTCTGCTCTACAAGCCCTGGTGGAAGCATTTTCCTGAACCGATCGATAATATCCTGCGGAGCACCGGCAAGTTTCGCCTGCAAATCAGCAGTATTCGCCGCAAGCTGTGGATTGCCCTGACACAACGACACCAGAAGCTCACTCGTCTCCTGCCTTTGTGTCTGATATGACGGTCCGGTATCAGTTACAACATCATACTTGCCAGCCGTTATATCGTACAGCTCACCATTCGGATTGATGTTTTCACCATTATTATATTGAGCGTTCACCATGGCAACAGCTTCGGTAAAATCATTGCCCAGCGTTCTTACTATCTTCGCCGTTACATATATCTTTGGCACCATATCAACGATTATTCTTGTGCAATGGCGCATCGATCTCGACAAATTATCAACAAAGTGATAGTTTGCAGTGTCACCCTCTTTTTGCCGTGCGATAATCGCCTTGCCGGAGGTCTCATTACTCCTCGCGCCCAATGATGCATCATAAATGCCGGTCGCCGCCTTTATGTCATCTACAGTCTCTTTTATCGTCTCGACAATACCCACTGAAACATCAGGAGCCTGCACTCTCTGAGGAGCACCAACCAAAACCCCGGATATACTTTGCGGTTTATACGGTAGTACTCCAATATTCCGCTTATTCGCAACAGCCCAAATATCATTGTAATCCTCAATCTGTCCCTCTGCAGCTATCCATGGCGAAAGTGGTGCAAGCGCAATCCTTTCAGCCTGGCAGCTCTTCAGATAGTTCATCATCTTCTGCGAATCCTTAGCAAACCGTATCGCAGAAAAATACTTCTTCTTGCCCCCAATATTCATCTCAACACCCGTTACCGGAATAACAGGTATCCATTTACATGGTATTTCCTTCTTGTCCAGAATAGCGCCCGAACACAGTTTATACCACATTACTTTTGTCTCTATGCTCTCCCGTGATTTTACTACAGTTACGCCTTCCGGAAGATTACCTTTGTTATCTGTAACATCACCGTTCGACAGCAGATAGATTGTCTTTGTCTTTTCTTCTTTGACGAAATACTCTGCAACCCTTACGGTATCTTCGGTCGTCCAGGTGTTACCGGTGTCCCCTATCCCTGTTGCTTCCCACGATGAAACATCAACGTCCGGGTACTCTGCTTTAAAATCTTCGGTCGGCACATCATCAGTAATAAAACAATACGGAGCGTCGGAATAATCGGAAGCCTTGCACAAATGCACCGGAAAATACACGGTAAGAGGATTTTCTATCCTGTCAATAACTATTTTCTGATCAAAACTGTTTTCATCTTCCCAATCGTTCCTGATCTGGAAATATCCCATAGAGCATCTTACCGCATATTCTAACGCAGTATCAAAGGCACTTTGAGAATCAGATTGGTTTTGAATGTACCTTACCATACCATCAATAATTTTTGCGGTCGGTTCATCTTCACCACCTGCAGGCCGGACCTTCATCTGCTGCCGGTTTTGCCTGCCGTCATTAACGATCTGGTTTATCACAGGGTTTAATCTATCAACAACAAGGCAAGGCCTCTCCATACCGGGAAGCGTTCGCTCTCTTTTTATCCCCTCATCCCATTGATCACCGGATAAAAACTTTAGGTCATCAAGCATGGCGCTTCGGATTTCAGCACTAGACTCCTCGCACTTCCTGAACCTGTCAAGCGCCTCAACAACTATTTTATCTTCTTCAGGTGTCATTCTTTCCCCACTATGTCTTTGTCAAGAATGCAAACGTATTCTTTACCCTCATCATCGAAATCAATGCCATCATACCTGTTGTAATAAACAACATCACCAGGAGAAACACCAACCGGAACAAACACGCCCTTTTTATTGTGTCTTCCCGTCCCGCAACATATCACAGTACCCCGGTGTTGACGCTTTCGCGAATCATCAGGAATTATGATACTCCCGAACATGCCCTCTTTTGCATCCGGCTCTATTATTACCCTGTCAAGAATAGCTTTCAAAATAGCACCCCTGCCGTTTGTGGTTCAATTCGTCTTCTTTTCTGGCTCTTTACCGCGCCTATGCTCAAATGAGACACCAGATAATACCGCGTCTCATCGCATACATGATCGTAATTGTTATCTGCTATGTCGTCCGGGTCATCATCATCCCTGACCTGCATGGAAAAATGATCGTAAAACGTGTTGTTGTATCCCGTCCAGGCGAAACTGTTTGCCATAGTCGTGAGCGGATCTCTACCAAAATAGTTGTTTACTACTCGCCAACCATTCCGCCTGTCATTCGGCGCCGGTACGAACTCCCATAGCGTCGTATCCGCGAAAATATCAGCTACACTTTTTGGTGTCGCATTAATCCCAATCTCTCTGCGCTTTGCGAATATCGCAGGATCGGAATATACCATTCTCGGTCGTCTGCCTTTTGTAAATGGGAATGACATTACATAGTCATGCAATTCCAGCGCTTGCTCTCCTGCCGTATGGCCTAATCGATGATACCATGTAAACATTCTGTGCGGACGTCCCAGGCAATCCGTGTACCATCCCCCGACCGAACTGTGCCCGGTGTCACTGCTCCCGAAATCGAATGACAGGTCGAACGTCATCAGCTCTTCTTCGGTAAGCTCTCGCGGATCCTCCTGCTCCGGCATAAGCGGAAACATCTGACCGGCAAGCGCGTCCCAATCTCCCTCAAGCCAAGCTTTCTGAATCGCTACTGGCAATAGCCTGAGCGTTTGTTCGTATTCATGCGGCAGCTTCGTGTTTTTTCTCAGCTTAAGCGGAATGAAAATCCTTGACAGTCCAGACTTTGGATCGATATACGTTTTATTTCTCGCACAATCAACGAAACGCTTTTTAACCC